CGGTGCATGACAAAAGCTAACGCTTTCCGTATTTTATTATGTCGTTCTGCCAATATGGTTTTTATGCCGCATCTGCAGAAGAACCGGCCATTATGTGATAACGACCGGACGTGTAAAGGTTATTTTTTAGACTCTTCCAAGGAAAGCTTACGAAACTCTTTCATCAGTTTTTCCAGTTCCAACGAGGTCTTACGGGCACGGGTCCCTGCGGCCTTGTTGCCTTTTTCAATCTGAAGTGCCGCATCCGTGGAGAATGTAGCATATACTTCCTGTATTTTTGAAACCAATTCTTTCATATAAATTCTATTTAAGTTATTGACCACAAAGGTAATGAAAATAATCGAGAATAAGAGCGATTTTGTCAATATTGCAAATATCACATTGGTAATCAATGACTTTTAACAGCCATTACACCGTATGATTTATCCATCAGAGAAATTGTCAAGGTGTTTACAACTTTATGGATATGTCTGGTCAGAACATTTCTTCCATCTGCCGCTTGATTTCTTCCCGCTTTGTATTCTTGTAGTAATGCTTATAGATGGTCAATGGGCTGTTACCAGCCATCTCTGCAACCACATACGGATTATTACCGGCATCTACCATCTTCGATATGAAAGAGCCACGGGCGGAATACCATGTGATGTTTTCTTTAATGCGCAACATCTTGCATGCTTTCGTCAAGGTTTGTGAAAGGCGTGTGGAAATTTGCTTGACACGTGTAGTCTTCTTGGAAGTGGTCGTGTGTTTATGAGTAAAAACAGGAAATACATAATTTCCATAACTTTGCCCACGGTATTTATTCATGATGGCTTTTGCTTTACTGAGTAATTCCGGTTTGGCTGTTTTGGGAAACTTGATACGTTCATAGACGATGCGGTCTTCCTGGACCAAATCCCATGTCAGGTTACATACATCGACATTCGCCATACCTCCGGTATAGTAGCTGAACAGGAACAAATCAAGATGCAACTGCTCTTTTTTCGTAAACAAGGTACGGTCAACATTTGCGATTTTAGCTATGACTGTTTCCGGAACTGCTCTTGAAGTGGTTTCCGGCCAATTAATATCATCACCGAGACAGAGGAAGTTATCCATATTCACCCCGTACATCTCTTTCTTTTCTGCCTGCCTGCATACGGCACGGAGCAACCTTAGTTTGTGTGTAAGTCCGGCCTTGTTGCCATTTCTGATACCTCTTTCTTTAAGCCAAAACGCAAAGTCAAGAAGAAACTCTTCTGTAATATCCGTAAAGAAATAAGAGGAAAAGGCTTTTTCATATTTTTCCTTTGTAAACGCCTGCAGTTCACGCTTGAGATAGACATACCGTTTAGCATTGGTCGTGCTGTCGACAATCTGACCGTTCTTGATGCGTTTCTTGTTTTTGAATGTCTCTTCAAGATAATCGATCATCTGCTGGACACTCTTTACTTTGACCTCGGGTTTGGCCGCCTTGATTTCATCGAAGCAATGTGATAGCTGGACGGGCGACCAGTTCCTGCCTTCCATCTCCCAGGTATCGGCGACATGCAGATATTTGGTTCGCAAATCGAAAAGCAGTTTGTTCTTGGTAGTGGCCTCCGCACTCCCTACACGGAAACTCTGAGACTTGACATCCCAGTCTTTTAATAGCCCTGTGATGTTTATAACCTTCGGCACACGGGCGTAACCGGTCTTGAAGAAAATTATCTCCAGCTTGACCATCTTGGTGTCTTTCGGGTTCTGCTTACCCCTGATGTTAATCGTGTACATAGACTGATAACGAGTTAGTTAATGACTTATTATTAATTCGCATTAGTAGGAATCAATTGGTATTAATTAACCTACATAGAAACCTACATGAAAAGAGTAGTTTCCTTAGCGAAATAATGTTTATACGGATAAATCCGTACTTGTGTCATTTACTAACTCGTTATCAATCAACTATTTTCCCTAATCACAAAAGTTGTGTCCGAAAAAAGGGTGTGCCTTCGCGAAACACCTTATTCACATCTGGCAGCTTATTGGCTTGGAACTGGATTGTGTAAGGGATATTGGAGTGAAACAGACTGAGTGTCGACAACCGATGTCCGACACTGTCCGGACAAACATCGTTCAAGCTTAGGGAATACGGAAGGAAGTCCGTGAGCTGTGCTCCGGTCTTCTGCTGGTAGTCCGTAAAAGGATAGGCATAATCATAGGCATGTGTCTGACCGCTGTAAGTTACGTTCTGCCGGTTGAACTTACCGGTATTGACAGCCACTTCCATGTGCCCGTTTTTTTCCTGCTTCTCCTTCAGCTCCACGTCACCGTTTATGGCCTCCTGGACATTGAAGCGCTCCTGCTTGGCAACAGTAGCCTGGTAGCCCACCGCGGGTATGTTCAATACCATGGAGGTGTACGGACGGGACAAATCGTAATCAGCTACAGAGCCATACACGCCGACATTGAACTGAATAATTTTAGCCGGGACGATTCCGAGTGAGGTCTCTACATCGGACGATTCCGGGTCACGGATTAAATCCGCATACAAATTGACTTCACGCAGCGTATTCTTATCATTTTCATTGTAGTTGATATAATACCGTTTACCAACAATAAAGATTGTACTTTTCTTGTCACTGTCACCCATTCCGTTGTATGCGGCCAGCATTGCATCGTAAGAATCATATTCTTGTTTGTATGCAGCTTCTATGATGTCCCTTTCAATTCGCAGATAGCCGTCATCCGTATGGGAAGGCAGATTGTAGCCCACATTGCCAGTGCTCAAGTCTTTCTCATTCTTTTCATCTTCAATATCCACAGTGAACTCCCGTAGCAGGGAGGATGCAGGAATTATCTCCTTTCCGGATTCTGTAAAATAATCGTTAAGCCCTACGAGACTCACCACTTTGGTGCGTTCGTTGACCACTGTAACCGCACAAAGGAATTTCTCCAGTTCATCAAAGAATTCGGAAACAGTCCAGTGCGGCAATGCAGCGGCCACCCGGTTGCTGCTTACCGCGCTGCATACATAAACGTTCCGCAAGAAATTGTTATCAAAGAAGGAGGTATCGAACGTATAGCCAAAATGCCCCACTATTCTCTTGATGACTGTCAAAAGGTATGGCTGTACACATCGACGGCCATAATAGGGGCAAAGGGTAAAATTGTTCGTGCCGAACTCATAGATTGCATCGTTCTGAAGATTCTCCCATTTGGCTTCCTGATAGAACACCGGCAACCATACAGCTTCAATGTCGTCCACCGAACCGTAGTAGTTCACCATATTGGCAGGTGGCTGGAAACGGTTCTGATTGTTGTTCGGCCAACTGATTGTACCTAAATCAAGTTCGTCAATATACAGATCATCATTCGTCAGCAGATTAAATTCCGCATTACCCGATACGAGCTGTACCTTAACCAGTGCATCTTCTACTGAGAGTAAAACCGCACTGCCGTAAAGCAGGCATCTGGCGTCAACGATGAGTGTGGCCGGAAGGATAGTCTTTTTTTTCGTCACATCCAGTCTGTTCACGTGCTTGAATATGGCATGATTGGCAGGCATGGGGAGTTCTATGTCCAAGGAGTAATTGGAACTGCGGGTGAAATACGGATTCTCGGAGGTGAACGTAATGTTGAACCCTTCAGGAAGGGCGGCCAATTGCCCGTCAATGTATAATTCTGTCATTGCTTGTTGCGTGATTTATTGTTGTTCAACTTCTGATACTCTTTCTGAGCCTGGTTGATACCCCGTTTGCCGGTAACATAAGTTTCCGCCACCAGCGGATCATCCAGCCTGTTTTTAAGCTTCCGCAATACGCGGGTACATTCTATCAGCATCGCCACCATAGCTGGGTCATTGGTCGTCGTTGTGGCGCTGGCAGCAGGTGCTTTGGCTGGTACGGTACGTGTACTCTTTCCGGAACCTGCTACAGCCGCTATGTCTTCAGCTGTCAGATTACCGACATTACCGCTACGCTGTGCCACGTCAATGGCGTCGAATATCGGTCGCAGATTCGGATTGGCCACAGCAAAACGGTTGGCGACAAATTCATTGGAATGTACAATACCTTGCGGCTGATTCCAGTCACCGGACGGAGTAAAGCCGCCGGTGTAGAAATTGGAGATAAGCCCTTTGGCTGTCTCGAATGCGGCAGTTATCAGAGCAATCTCTCCGGCAGCTTTAGCTACACCTACGAAGCCGAGTGAACCTATATTCTTGATGGTGCGTTCGGTAACGGCCATAATCATCATACGTTCCAACGCATCAAGCGACATAGTAAGAATATTCTTCAGGAAGTCCTTGAGAGACACCTCGGAGTCCGTGAAGAATTGCGCCATGGTCTCTCCGAAGCCTTTCGCCAGGTCAAACAGTATGTCAAACTTCTCACGTTCAATCCGTTTTTCTTCTTCAGCATCTTTTTGGGCATCCTTCAGATTACGTTTACGCATCTGTTCACGTACCTGGTTTTTCTTCTCCTCACTGATTGCCGCGTCATTGAGAACCTTATGGTAATATACATCTTGCAGTCTGCGCAGCTCATTGAAATACTCCTCCTCGGAAGTCCTGTTTTTATAATGATACATGGCGGCAGCTTCCACCTGCATTTGGTACTCTTTGTCCAAACGGGAAAACGTCTCTTCTGCCTGCTCCTTACGGCGTTTCTCTTCATCCTTGGCAGACTGTTCATCAAGCCTGCGCAATTCATCACGCGCCTTTATTTCCGCATCAAGTATTTGGTCATTGATACGTTGAATCTCTGAAGGCTCAAGCCCCTTGACCTTCAATTTGTCGTTGAGCAGTTGTATTTCTGCATCCCGCATCTGCTTGTTGTATTCTTCCTGGGTCATCTTATCGTCAGCGAGGTACTTCCGTTTGATGTCAGCGATACGTCGGTAGTAGTCGGCTTCTGCTTGGGCGAACTTGTCTTTGGAAGTGTTGTTTTTATCGCAGGTACAAGGTTTGTTTCCACATATCGGACATTTTCCACCGCCATTGCCTCCGGTGGGATTGTTTTTAGGAGTGTTCGGATTCAATGCTTTCCATTTTTCTTGTACCAGTTTCTTATAACGTGCAGTTAAAGATTCAACAATCTCTTCTTCTTGGGAAATCTTGTTGCGAACATCCTCGCGAGCCATCGACCCCATCGGTGAATTGTCACTCAATGCCGGGGATTTTTGAAGGCGCATCAGGTTGATCCGGTGCTTATCCAGTTCGTCGGCAACCTCTTTTAATTCGATATTGGTTGCTAATACGGCATTATATCGGTCAAGTGCCTCTGTGTTTTCATTGATGATTTTGCCCTCTTTATCAATCTCTGCATTATAATCCGGAATAATAGCCTGCAATTGTACAATTGCCTTTTTACGTTCAAAATTGGAAAGATTATTATTGTGTATTTTGGTGGTCAACTGTTCAATCAGTGATGATTGACGCGCATATTCATCATTTGATTTTTCTGTAATTTTCTCATTGACTTTATTTAGGTCGTAATAAGCTTTGGTGCGTTGTGTCAGTTTGTAGGATGCGGTAGCTGCTGCAAGAACTAATGTAACCAGTAAGCCAATCGGATTGCTGGACATAATAGTCCAAGCTGCTTTCAGCGATTTGGCAGCCAAATCAACGCGCCCGTGTAAAACCTGCACGGCAGCGGCATATAAATAAGTGGCGGTACGTAGTGATTTAAGTAAAACAGAATGTCCTTGCATGAGCATTGATAATTTACGCAAGTTTCCAAATGATGTCACTGTATAACCAGACAATGTATTCATTGATGCGGCATAAGCCAAATTGAGAACTGTCGCAATTTTGGTAAGTGAATTCCAAATAGAATACCATGCTGTAATTATCTTCAGCCGGGTAGCATATACAAGCAATATCGTACTAAGCCACAATACAGTACCACCCCATTTTTTGCACCAGTCAATCAATCCCGGCAAATACTTGAGCACATTGGTCAGCATATTCGTACTCACCGTCAGAGCCGGATTCAACTTCTCGCCAAGGTCAATGGCTGCCAGCTTCATCTTATTACGTGCCTGCTCCAGTTTGGCCTGTGCAGTATCACTGTTTATGGCCGCCTGCTCATACGCCACATTGGTACCGGTGACGGCAGCGGTGAAGTCTTTCACCATCTCCGTGTTCTGAAGGATTACGGATGCGGTATTGTAGCCTTCCTCCCCGAACATTTTTTTGATGGCGCCTGCGTCCATATTCTTGTTCTTCAGATTCTCCAGTGCCTTATCCAACCCGACGATTTTGGGGTTGGTTTCGTCCGCTCCGGTCTGAAGAACCAGAAAGAATTTTTTCAATCCCGTTCCGGCCACTTCATCCTTTATACCCCGATAGGCAAGCGTTTCAATCAATGCGACCGTCTGTTCAATGGGAACATTGGCCGAAGCCGCTGCGGTACCTGCATTCCGGATAGCCTTTGCCTGGCTTGCGATATTGGCGGAACCTGCCTGGGAGCCGGCAGCCAATACATTGGTAAACCGTCCAGCCTGGTCTGCCGCTGCCCCATATTGGTTGAGTGATAAAGTAAGTGAATCAACCGCTTCGTTCAGGGTGATGTCTTTGGCTGCCGCCTGCAACCGCATGGCTTCCTCCGTAACAGCCTTGAGCGCCTCCTTGTCTCCAAGCAGTTCCGGCTTGGCCGAACCGACCAGCATGAACGCATCCAGGATTTCGGCTGCCGACTGGCGGACACGCAAGCCCTCTTTGGTCATGGTGGTGGAAAGCGTCTTGGCCTGCCCGGTCAACCAGGCAATGCTGTCATCATCAAGTCCGGTCAAGGCTTTCAGCCCGGCCTGGGACTCCTCTAACTTGTTGCGTTCGTCTCTGATGGCGCGCAAGGCAAGGGTAAAACCGGTAAGGAAACCTATTACGGACAAGATAACTCCACCGAAACGGTTGAACCAGTCCACCATACTGCCAATACTGACAGTCGCTTTCTTGGTTTCGGTGGTGATGCCTTTTATCTCCTGGCGATGCTGTTTTAAAATCCCCTGAAGATGCTGTATCTTCGCCATGGTGCGGTTGTATTCCTCAGAGCCGCGTGTCATTTCCTTAATGTCACGCTGTAGGCGTTTCATCTCCAAATCAATGGAATTGATGTCATTCTTAATTTCCTTGCCATCAATGTACAAGTAGACACCTCTTTTGACTGTCTTGTCACTTTTTGCCATAACGTTTTTCGATTGTTATTTTATCAAACTTCTGAAGCACATTCTTGAGTGCCTGGTCACCGTAATACTCTCCGGATAAATCAGCCAGTGATTCGATGTTATCCACAATGGGAGGGTCTAACCAGGGTAGGGGACTTCGCCGGATAACGGCATAGTGTTCATCAACGGTACGCATGCGCCGGATGCGATATTCAGAAACACGTAAAGAACGCAGTTCCTGACGTTTCTTCTTATCGCTCCATGCCGAATGTCCCTTCATTATAATTCCGTTCTTGACGATATATCCACGCCCGGCGCCATATTCCCGGTACGCACCATACCGGGCAAAGCGGAAACCCAGACCGACATAAGCCGGTCCACCTTCACGGTCTTTCAGCCAACGGGATTGCAGTTCCCTACGCAATCTTCCGGTTGCGTGTGTCTGTTGTAGAATATTTACGGAGGTATTCTTGACTTTCCACGTCCAGTTCTCAACTCCTCGATTGAATTTCTCGGAGGTCATTAAACTCTTTTCTTCAGTTATTGCCATAAAAAAGCCTTTAGTTCCGGACACAAAACTAAAGGCTGAAAAGAGTGGAAAAAAGGACAAGAATTCAGCGGACAGAGAACTTGAAATCATTGATCCGGTTCAGCCATCCTTTCCGGAATACAAGCTGCGACGGGTTCCTTTTACAGATTTCTTCAATAAACCGGATTCTGTCTGTCTTGATAGCTTCGAACAGCTGCCGTTGGTTGGCCAGATTGATACTTGCAACCGTCTGAGACCCTACGATACCGTCTACATTGATTTGCAGTAGTTGTTGTACCCTTGTGATACCGGGACGTCCGGAGGCCCACACCCAATCCACACAGATATTCGCAATGGACTGGTTGTGTATGAAGTCCGCTTGGTAACGGTCCCAATAATACTTCTTGAAAACATGAAAAACGTCATCCGGAGTAATCATGCGTAAATCATCCGCATCAATGTCTCCGTCACCATCCTTGTCATAACCACATGATTTCCACGTAGACAAGGTTATCCCCATATTGGTTTTGCCACCTTTGTCATTTTTGTGGTCACTCCATCCGCCTTCCCATTTGCGGATGACCTTGAATAAGATTTCTGCTTTTGCCATAACTATGAATTAATAGAACAGTGGCAAAAGTAATGTATGACTTAATTTTTATGTAGGACATGCATTCTCCGCAAATGGTCATCCAATGTTTTAGGGTTACATTTAAGCTTACGATGTAGATACTAATTGAAAAGTGCACCGTATTTTAATTGAAAAGAGCTCCATCCATACTTGTTACAAAATTACATATAAGTTTAAAATCTT